GCGCCGAGGCCGTATTTGACGATACCGACGAGGGGGAGCTGGCCATGAAGCGTGTAAAAAGTGGCTCCCTTCGTGGCGTCTCCGTTGGTTACCGGGTGGAAAAATACCGCAAGTTGAATCCGGACGAGGAGTTCGAGATTGGCAACGGCAAGGTGCGCGGCGGCCCCGAAGGATCCCCGCCGACCTATGTGGCGGTGAAATGGGCGGCTTACGAGGCATCGCTGACGCCTGTTCCGGCGGACAATACTGTTGGTGTGGGGCGCGACATGCGTTCCCTGGACGATATGGGCATAGAAGTAGAGTCAAATCAACGAGAAACAAAATTTAATCACGGAGGAAACGAAGAAATGGACCCTAAAGAACTGCAATTAAAAATCGATGCGGCCATAGCATCCAGGGACGAGGCCCACAAAACCGAACTGCTTCAGGTATTCAGTCGCGCCGCCGCCCTGGGTGAAAAAGGACAGGCCATAGCCTTCAGACTTCTGGCTGAAGGCAAGACGCCTGAAGAGATCACAGACGCTCTTTTTGCCGAAGTCGGCAAAGAACGAGGCGCTCCCGGCGATGCCGGCGAAGGCGACCAGAAGAATAAGGCGGATCAACGATTCGCGGCAGTGACCGATGATGACTTGGTGCGCGGACTGGCGGAGCCGGCAACCATCATTTTGGACTGATCGAAACCTGAGAAAAGAGGAGGACATACATCATGGCAGAAAACTTATCACCATTTGTTAGAAACAAATACGGGGCCAAGGAAACGATCTTTCCCGGAAAAGTCCAGGCGGGGTCAACCCAGGCCATTAAGCGCGGCGAAATCTGCTGCTACAACAAGACCTCGGGATATTGGGTGCCCGTATCTGCTGTCGCAGACGGAGAACTTTATCTCCTGGCCATCTCCAATGAAGAACAGAAAGCGGCGGACGTTGCTCGCTATATGGAATTCATTGCCCCGAAGCCCGGCGACGAATTCGAGTTTGAGATAGCCGCATCCCGGCAGGTAGCTCAGGGAGAAGGATTCATCCTCACCGCCTCCAACAGCCAAAAACTGACGTATAGCGGCACGGCCTTTCCGGTCTTCATCGCCGTCGGGGACGACAATTATCCTCAGACCGGAACCACCTTGACGTATAAATCCAAGGCGGTGGTCGAAATGAACCCCAAGTGTTCATTCTGGCAAACCCTCCAGGGAACTGCCCAGAAGAGCAAGCTTGAAACCGTATCCGACAATCGAACGTTAACCTACGAAGACAGCGGCAAGATATTCCTGGTCGATACCGATAACAAAACTATCACACTTCCCGCTACCAAGGAAGGGATCACATACACCTTCATCAACAAGGGCGGGGATGGGACCGTTTTGATAACGATCAGTCCGAATGCGTCTGATGCCATCCACTACATCACGTCGGTCAATGACAAAGATCTGCTCAACACCAAGGCGTCGGCCATCGAGGGCGATATGGTTGCGATCGTTGGCGATGGGGATGCCGGCTGGTGGGTCACGGCTATCAAGGGAACCTGGGCAAAGCAAGGGTAAGATAAACGACAACATACAAGTAAAGGAGGAAATACAAGATGCCACCTAAAAGATTTATATCAGACATCAGGGTCAGCGCGGCGCCGGGAATGTCCATCCGGGATATCCGCGACTTGGCCAAACATAATCCCGCTCTGTTCATGGAAAGGGTTCAGAAACTCATCGGCGAAAAGAAACTTACCCTTGGGCAGATGAGAGACATGAACGGACTTTTCGGCGTCCTCCATGACGTTGCCGTGCCTGTGAGGATGAACATCGGCGGTGCGGTTCGCACCATCTCCGCGTCGGCTTTCCCGATTCTCACCGGCTCCCTCGTCATTGCCGCCATGAACGACGCCTATCAAGGGCTGGAAACCATCGGCGAGCAGCTTGTAACCGAGTTGGAAGACGCGAAAAAGGTTACATCCATTTCCGCCATCCACAGCATGGACAAGGATATTTCGTCGGTGAAGGAGACCGAAGAATTTCCGGAAATCTCCGCGACGGAAGAAAAGGCCGAAATCCGTCATTTGAGAAACGGGCGAATGCTCACCATCTCCCAGGAATCCATCGAGGAAAACGAGATACCCGACATCGTGAATCGGGTCAACGCCCTGGCGGAAATATCCTCCGATTGGGTGGAAGAGCAGACCCTTTACCGCATCTACGACTATTATGGGTCGGCGGCGTCCCCTGCCGCTCCTTACGTCTACCGTCCCGACGGTACGGGCACGGCTCTTTATAGCGCCACGGCCAACACCCCCGGCAAGCGCGCCCCCCTCGGAAACTGGGTACAAAACAACGCCCTGGCCGATGAAACGGATCTCGAAGCGGCCCGCATTCGCCTGTCGAATATGAAGAATGGCCGCGGAAAGCGAATCAGCGTTCCTCAATCGCTTGTCAAGGTTTTGGTTCCCAACGCTCTTGTCGGCAAGATGCTAAAAATCAGCAATTCCCAGTATGTGCCCGGCGTGGAAAACGAAGTGTCCAACTGGGGTCCCCAGGGAAAATGGTGGATTCCCCCGGAGCGGATCGTCTCCAGCCCGAAACTGGACGACATCTCTGCCACCTGTTGGCTTTTCGGCGCTTTCCAGAAACAGTTCGTCCGCAAATGGAAGCTCCGCTTCGAGTATGTGACCCTCGGCATGGATACGGAATCCTACCTCAAACGGCGGATTGCCTTCCAGGCCCGGATCGCCTGGGATGTCGAAATCGGCGCTACGGATTACGTCTATGTCGTCATCAACACGGCGGCGGCAGCAATGCCGAAGGATGCGTAAGAATCAGGACAAATAACATGATGGCTGAGGGGGTCCGTTTACGAACCGACCCCCGTAAACCATAGCCATTTAAGGAGGACACAACATGAAAAGATCCGCGAGAATCTTCCTGGCCATGTTCCTGGTGCTTGTATTTGCTACCTGGGCCATAGGCCAGTCACAATTGCGGCAAGGGATATCGACTCCGAAAATCTACTACCAGGACTCGGCTGGTTGGGTTGGCTCATATTACTTTACCGTCCCGACTCTGACGGCTAACGACACATTGGTCGGGCGCAATACGACGGACACCCTTACCAATAAAACTTTGACGTCGCCGACAATTTCCGGCGGAACATTGACCGGGTCAACCCTGTCCGGTGTGGGGGGGACATTGTCAAGTCCGACGATCTCAACTCCTGCGATCACCTCGCCTGATGCGACCTATGGCATTGCCTCTGTCCATAACTATGCCGCCGCCGCTGATTGGGAAATGTCCACATCGGAGGCAAAACTGCTCCTGCTGACAACATCGAGCGGTAATGCAACGGCGAACATCATTGCCCCTGACGTATCGGGGCGGCTCTTCGTGGTGAGAAATGCCCGTGATTACAATGTAGTCATCAAAAAGTCGGGCGGAACCGGCGTCACCATAGCGAGCAATAAAACAGCGGTAGTGATCCACAATGGATCTGACTATATCCGCGTCACAGCAGACCAGACGCATTAAACCGGGGCAAGGCCTGCCATGAACGCTGATGAGCGCCTGACAAATGCCGTTCTTGCCACTGCCATTATCTCTGTACCCCTGGTTATGTTCTGGGGCCGGGATGCCAACCAGGGGCATGTTTACTCCCTGGTAGTAGCAGCTATGGCCTTAACGGCAATATCCCTGCCTAACATCTGGCTCCGGGGGCTTGCCCTGTTCAGTGTCGGCTGGTTGGTTTGGGTGCTTCTCATGGGAGCCGCAGGTGTCTATTCTCCGGAGTTGATATTGACGTCCATAGACGGATGCCTGTTTATCCTCATGGCCGCGATCGTTTATCAAGCCGTTTATCATAGCAGCATCTCCACGAATACCGTTGCAAACATCATTTGTATCGGGGCCATCATCCAAGCGTTGTTGGCGTTCACGCAGTACATTTGGTTTGACCCGGTTTCGACATTCCTCGGACAGTTCATGGAGATCAGCGGAGAAATGTCTTTCCGAACCCCCGTGGGCACCCTGGTAAATCCAAACTTTCTGGCAGCGTTCCTTGGTATCTCCATCCCCTTCTTTTTTCGGCGCGGCTGGCGGTGGTTTTTGCCGCTTCTTGTTTATTGTCTGATTGTCTCCAAAACAAGCACCGCCTTTGTCGCGGCGCTCATGGGATGTGCCTGGTATTTCGGGGGCTGGCGGCTGGCAGTGGTCATGATCATACCGGGGGCGCTATATTTCACTTTCTACGATAACCACAACATTTTCGAGGCTGACCGCCTGGGCTTCTGGATGGATGCCATAGAGAAGTCCACGTCCTCCTGGCCGACGTTGTTGTTCGGGTTCGGTCCGGGGATCTCCTGGGCAGCGGACAATCAGTTACATAATGAGTACGTGGGGGTGTTATTTAACTTCGGAGTCGTGGGGCTTGCCCTGGCTGGATGCTATATCCTTACGGCATCCCGGCAAAACAGGATGTTGTTTGCGTCGCTGTTGACGCTATTTATTGACATGATTGGCAATCATCCATTGCGGACCGTGCCCACGGCATTGCTGGGCATAACTGTAATGGCCTTGATTGCCAGAGGGGACGGGTAAATGGCTGAGAATCCATACATCATATTGACGGAGAAGGATTGGGAAAAAGCCACACCGGAACAGCGGGATTGGTTGATTTATAGCACTCTGAAAAACATGAGCCAGCGACTGGAAGAACTCGAAAACAAGGCGTTGTTTGATCGGGTGTGTGCTTTTTTCGGCGGCGCAGTCGGCGGCGCTCTCGTTTCCTTGGGGGTGAAATGGAAAGTATGACAGTTACAAATGAGGCAAGTGAATGAAAGCAACTTTACAAAAACTTTACGATGCCAACATCGATGATTTCGGCAATCTCGAACCCGACCAAATCATGGGCTTGACGATTTATGCGGAAGCGCGGGGCGAGATCCGACCCGGTCGGATCGGTGTCGGGACAGTGATCCTGGAACGTGTCGATCATCGTGAATGGGACGGGAAGACCATCACGGAAGTCTGTTTATGGCCGTATCAATTTTCTTGTTATCTCCCCCGCGATCCTAACCGGTCGCAACTTGTGCGGCTTGCTGGCGACTTTGAGCTGTTCTACCAGCAATCGCAGCCGTTGCGTGAATGTGCCGACATAGCGCGAGGACTGATAGACGGCACCATCCCCCGCGATCCCGACCTGGCAGCGGCGCATTGTTGCCAGTACCTCACCACGGCCGCGAAAGCGAATGTGAAATGGTGGAAGAAGATGAACTTTGTCAAAAAAATAGGAGCGCATGAATTTTATGCGGACTGATAATGCCTCATGCCTGGTTTTACGCCTATTTGTTATGGCTCTCATGGTTTCTCAAGCAATGCGAGCCGCCTCTACAAAAGCCGGGCGTGTGGCGGGGGGTAATGGATGAGGACGGGGAGATTGAGGGCGATTGAGAACGCCCGAAAAGAAAAGCGGAAAAAACGGAAGGCGAAAACCGCCAGGAAGAAAAAAGGGAAATAAGATGGGAATCGGGGATCGGGCAGCAGTGGCAGGGGCGTGCTTCAATGATTATCAGGCGTGGTTTGATTCCCTGTCCGCTACAGACGCCACTGTGGTGATCGATTTGGGCACGGTCATCATCCGGGCGTTCGGTGCGCCGGCAGAGAAACAGCGCCAGTGGGATGAGATATGGCGATCCCGATACCCCGAATGGGGCCCGGCGGCCGCCGGCGTGACCGTCTCTTCCCAGCCCCGGGAGATCTGGTGCGATCTGCGGCAGGACAGGAACGGCAATCTCATCCTGCCGCCCCATGTGCTGGGGCACGAGCTGTTGCATGTCCTGCGCCTCCAGGATCCCCGGATCGTCGATCCTGATCGGCTGATCGACGACATTTACTGAAAAAGAGCAAAACGGGAGGAAACGATGGGACTGCTGAGCGATCTGAACGTCAAAATAGACGGCGACCTGATCAAGGGCGCCTTCGAGGGCATTAGCGGCTTTGCCAGGACCATCCGCGAGGTCCTGACCGGCGAGGCATCGCCGGAGAAAAAGCTCGAAGCCCTGCAAAAGCTGGACGAACTGGAGCAGGCAATCAAGGTCGGGCAAATCGAGATCAACAAGCTCGAAGCCGCGCACGCCTCCATCTTCGTTGCCGGTTGGCGACCCTTCATCGGCTGGATCTGCGGCATCTCCCTTGGGACCTATTACATCCCCATGAATTTGGCCGCCGCGATCATCTGGTTTTATCAATGCTGCTGGCTAATTGCCCTCGCCGCCGATCCCGTGAAAGTCGTCCTGCCCGAATGGCCGATTCAATACAATCTGGCCGAGATGTTCCAGCTTCTCCTGGCCCTCCTCGGCTTCGGCTATATGCGAATGAAGGAAAAAGAGTCGGGAGTGGCCCGGTCATGACGGATTTAGCCGAGCAATTGTTCCGGGAAATACATGCGATCATGTCGTCGGAAGGCGAGGCGGACGCAGCGCTGGCTACGTACACGCCGGCCACCGGAGCGGCAAAAACCAACGTCAGGATCATGATCGAAAAAGGATTTGCCCTGTTTCCCTCGGGTTTCATGACCCAGGTTACCGGCCAGTCAATAACGGTCGAAGCAGCGTTGTCCGATCTGGGCAAGGAGCCTGATCGGGGCGAGACATTTACCCTGACGACGGGCGGCACGGTTTACACAGTCCTATCAGTCGTCGAAAACGACGGTCATACCATCAAGGTATTGGTGCGATAATGGCAGACAAGTCTATCCGGCAGAAGATCGTCGATGCTGTGGATACGCAGCTCAAGAAGATTTTGACCACTGGCGGATATGAAACAAATATCGGCCAGAGTGTCAATTGGTGGCTGGAAAGAGTGGATACTGAGATCCTCCCGGCGATTGTCTGCCGCGACCGTCTCTTGCCGCCGGAAAACAATATCCGCTGGGTGCGCCGTTTGGCCATCGAGATGGAAATATTCCTGGCGCCGACCGAGGATCCCGTGGAGACCATGCGGAAAGCCCTCGCCGATATTGAAGATAATGTGCGCAACGACCCGACGTGGGGCGGCCTCGCTCATGACACGGAAATATTGGAATCAGAAAAAATGTCAGTCGATGATTGGGAGACAATCGTGATTGCAAGCGGTTTTTACATGGTAATCGAGTACGAGACCGAGCCCTGGAACCCCAGGGCGTAGGCATTATGAAAAACTAAAGAAGGAGGAAACAATGGCGGCATATAAGCTCAAACACAACGCGGAATCATTTACCGTGGTGGACGGGGCATTCGCCGGGAAGACTTACCGGCCCGGAACGGTCTATGCGGAAGTCCCGCCCCAGGAACGGGGGCGGTTCGAGGAGATCAAGGAAGAGCCGTCGGCTGCGGCGTCGGAGGGCGGGCCGGCCAAGCCACGCGTCGAAGCAAGCAAGGCGAAGATCATCGAGGCGGCCTGATCGCCGCCGGAAAGTAATGAGGTGAAATAAAATGGGTACCAGAAGCTATATGGCCACACACGATCTGGTTGCCGTGTCGGCGTATGCCAAGGAGACGGCGATCAACACGGAACAGACCCTTGACCTGACCGTCCTGGCGGCTCTCGGTGACATCATCAACCTGGAATACCGTCGGGAGAGCAACGAAAACGAAGCCACAGGGAAGGAAGAGCCGGACACGATTTACGACCTGGGCGCGACGGCCGCCGGTTCGATCAACTTCGAGAAGGCCCAGCCCCAGCATTTCGCCTTTTTGGCCGCCTACGCCCTGGGATCCATCGCCAGCGCCGCCGCCGGGTCCGGCTATCAGCACACCATCACTCCGATCGACGGAGATCTGGACGAGGACCGCTCCCTGCCGTCCTTC